AAAGCTCCATCAGTCATATTAACTAAAGTGCCAGCCTTTTTATCTCTTCTACCGTATAGAGCTATAAACTCTACTTCTTTCTCACAGGCTTCTTCCCAACTTAAATCATCAAAAAGAACTTCTACGTCGTAACCTTTCTTTGATATATTTTTCCAAGCTCTTGTTCTACCTTTTGTTTCGTAAGCCCTATCTTCAGACTCTCCTATTCCTATGTAAAACGGCTTGTTTTTATCTTGTCTTATATGTCTATATAATATTGGCAATCTACTTATAAATATTCGAGAACAAAATTATTTTTATATAGACTAATTACCCTTGCTTTGCTCTTTCTTTATCTTTATTAGCAGCCCTCTTTAACAAAGCACCTAGAGTTCCAAGTGTAGTTCCACCAGCAAAGAAATTTAATAGCTCATTTGAATTCATATTCAACTTTCTTCCGATAGCATTGATTATATCAGGATCAGTTATAGTATTAGCAAGTTGCATCAATATCTCTGTTGCATCTTCATTCATAGGTGCTTTAGACGCCATTTCCATTTTATTGATTTTTTCGTCTAATGCGTCTTTAGCTTTTTTCAATTCGGCTAATGTATGTGTTTTCTTTTCCATTGAATTATTTTTTTCTTTTATTCCTTTTTTTACCATATCTACTGCCATATCTTCTGAAGAGGCGTAATCTGTTTCCATATAGCCCTCTTCTTGCTTTTCCTCTTCAACTTTTTTCATTTCATCTTTTGGAGTCTTCATTTTCTTTTCTTTAACAAGCTCCATACCAGCACCAAGATTGTGAGTGCCTTTTTTTGCTTCAGTGATAGTCAATTGCTTTTTTACACTCTCGTATAAGTTAGCAGGTACTTTGATTCTTAAAATTGTATTATCGTTCATCTTAAATTTTATTTATTTTATTGACCAAATGATGTACCAGTTGGAAGAATGTTGAAGTCAAGTTGAATGAATTCCGCAGTCTTGGTTGGTTGTAGATATATTGTACCAACTAATTGGTTACGATCTACTACATCTGGTGTGTTATTAGTTTCGTCCATTACTACTTGGAAGGCATAAAGACCTTGTCTTTGTTGTACAGATTCCAAATAAGGATTAACTTGATTTAAGAACTTGTTACGAGTTACTTGAGTATTTGGTTCGAACACGATTGTTTCACCGATTTGACCAATGTAGTCTTTAAGTGCAATTAACAAACGTCTTACGTTTACACGATCAAGAGCAGATGGCTTCTGTTGCAAAGTCTTTTGACCATAGATCACTGTACCAACACCAGGGAAAGTAGCAATCGGGTTAACTTTACCTTGATAAAGAAGATTGCGATCATTAACAGTTAACTTCCTTTCTGGTTGTAATACTGTAGAGAGTGCGCCTCTATTCATACCTGCAGGTGCAAACCATTCAGCTGATACTTTATCATTGTATTCATATACTGCAGGTACCAATGTAGATGCAGGAACAAAGTTTAATTTACCAGTTTCACGGCTTCTGATTTGTACCCATGGCCAGTATGTTGCAGCATAAGAGTTATCATAAGATACGGCTTCAGTTATTACAGAATTGATTTGTGAACCATATCCAACCATGTCAACTACAGCTATATTGTCTCCACGCTCTTGAGCTAGAACAACAATATCAGATACTGTACTTGCAGCGTTTTTACTAGTTAATCCAGGAGCATAGATTACATTGAAATCGTACTCATCAGAATTTTCAAGTAAGTTAATGCCTATTGCATAATCTGCTGGATGTATACCTTGGATATTAGTTGTTGGAGTACCTACTACAGAATTTGAATTTGGTATTGCCTCAAAGAAATTTACTGGAGCTTTACCAAGAGATCCAAATAACTTTCCTGTTGCACCACTAAAAGAACCGTGATAAGATCCAGATCCAGATATAGCGTCTTGAAATACTTTAGGAAGTGACGAAGTATATTCTGCTTTAGCTACTCCTACATTATTAAAGTAATTAGGTGTAGCTTGGAATACATTAGATACTCTTACATATCTACTGTTATTTTTATAAGATCCTGTAGTTTGTAAATAGTAATTAAGTGTTGAGTCTTGGCGTATAGTTTGAGATTGATCACCAATTACATACGCAACATAGTTATTTTGATTTGGATCTAAAGAAAGATTATTCCATGTTTCAAGAATAGTCTTGCTATTAGTATAATCATCACCACGGCGTATAATAAGATTAAATACACCGGATCCAGAATTTACACCAGTTATTTCCCAACGAATATTAGAGGCTGATCCTGTAGGAAGTGATCCGTTTGTTGATCCTGATGCGTAAGGAGCAACTGTTCCAGAAGCAAAGTTATTCATTACTTCACCTAATGTTAAAGTAGCTAATTGAAAGCATGCCGCTTCATTAAATGCAGGAATAGATGCAGTTGCTGCAGTATAAGAACCAGATACTACTCTAGTTACTAACAAAGAATCACCACCTTGTTCAAAGTAGTTTAATGCAGCAATACTAGTTAAATATTCGTAGCTAGTACCTCCAGAAATAAATGCAGCTCCAAAGAGTGATTTGTAATCTGAATAAGTAGTTACTAAAGTAGGAATATTTACTGGACCAGTTAATGTAGGACCTAAAATAGCTGCGCCGGCAGCAACAGGGCCTTGTGTTATTTGTGATAAATCGTTTTCAGTTAAGAAAACTCCTGGGCTAATAAGTGTTTCGGCCATTTATGTTATTTTTATCTAGTAATAAATATCAATACTTTATTCAAAACACTTTATTGGAATTCCCCAGTTTCTATATTTATGGAGACGCTGCCATACTTATCTTTCAACTCTGACAATACTTTTTCTTCATCTACTTTGATTGTCTTAATTTTCTTCTTTTCTTCATCTATCAACAATTCAATAGTAAGTTTTTGATAGCTAAGTTCTCCTAGAGTTGATGCAACCTCTAGGGCATCTTTTTTGATAAGCTGTACCTTTTGAAGCTCTGTATCTGTTAATTTACCCATAACAATAATTTATAATAAATATATAAACCCTCTTAAGAAAAAAAGCTCTCATTTAAGAGAGCCTTATATTAATAATTAAAATACTATTATTCTGGAGATACTTCAATGAATTTAAAGAAAGTGCTGTACACTCCCCCTACTTCTACATCCTCAAAATCTTCTAATTTAAAGCCTTTATATTCTAATTCTCTCTCTTCATTTAAAAGATCATTAAAGTTGCTTTGAAACTCTATGAATTTAGGATTAGCGTCTTTAGAAACAATATTACCTTCTTCGTCTTTAACGATGTTAATGTACATAGGAATAAAAACAGATCCTTGCTCATCTGCTTCACCGTACTTCTTGATTAGCTCTTGTTTTAATGACTCTACAGACTCTTTTTCAACTGCTACTTTCTTAGCTAGATCGTTTAACCAGTATTTAGTAGTCAACTTTTTAGTCTCAGAAATAAGACTTGTTATAATAACCTGACCTGTTTCTTGATTAACCATTCCATTTAGTTCTGCCTCAAGTGCATAATATTCATGTAGTTTGAGTTTAATTTTGTTCATATATTACTTTTGTTTTTTTACTACTTTTTTTTTAGATTCAACTTCTTTTTTAGACTCTACTTTCTTTTTAGATCGTGGCTTAACAACGGCTACTACTTCTTTAGCAACATCTTTTACCTCTTCAACAGCATCTTCTATGAAATCAGGAATGTTGTTGTTATTTTGGTCTTTGATTTTACCTTTCTTAAGAAGTACAAATGCACAAATAATTGCGATTACAATAACAATAAGTAAAATTTTCATATCTAACGTTTTATTTATAAATATATGATATTATAACAAAAACTAATCTTTTTGTAGGCCATAAGTTATCCAACGATACCAGATCCTCTCATGTAAATAGTATTGAATAGGCTTATAAACAAGTTCAGCTATACCAAAAGCAGCGCCTACTTTAATCGATCCTGTTATCAACCACATAATAATGAAGCCTATTAATGTACTTAATAGTCTGTAGCTAATTGTTTTAGCCATGTGCCTCTTTTTACTTACATGCATAAACCTTCGTTTCTATTTAAATTGATTCCTATGGCTCTATCTATTTCAGGTGCTTTAGGGTCTCGATCATTTATAATGTATCTAGTACCTCTAGCTATTCCAAATATGATCTGGTGGTATTTAACCCCTGCTGATTCTAGTTCTTGTTTTGTAAACAGTTCTAATTCAATAGGCCTTGCTGTTGTAATAACAATATGGCTACCTGAATCGTATTCACTATTTACTTTATCAACTACTGTCTGAATTGGCTTTGCAGTTATTATCTTTATTTCGTCAAACTTTCTGTATACGAATAAAGTTCCATCTATATCAACAAAATATGTCGAATGTTTTATCATAATTTACCCTCTGCTTTCATTTGTTCACGAATTTTAGTTGCTGATATTTCAGCCACTTCTACTGGTGGTATGTGTTCTATAATATCATATCCAACGCCACGTCCAAATTCAACACTACATATATCTGGTATAATAATTGCTTTTAATGTGCCTGCTTCTATTTCAGCTTGCATTTCATCAAAGATGTTACTCATTACTTGAAGAGGACTGAATGGATTTTTTTCATTAGTTTCTCCATCTCTAATAGCTACACAAACTTTACCACCTTCATTGATTACTTGTCTAAATAATTCTTTATGACCAGTATGAAGTGGTTGCCAACGTCCGATGAATAATGACCACTGACTGTCTTTACGCTCCATTGAGCTTTTAACGTGTAATTTTTTCTCCCACATATTCTTCTATTTTAATTAT